AATACGCTTCCCAGTGCGAAGCCACTTGAGCAGGACGGAACGGTTATGCACCTGATCCAACAGCTTCCCGCTCTCCAGATACTTCATGATTGTAGCACTGATGAGAGGCCCCCAGGTTATCGAGGGGCTTGCTTCGCCGGCCATTTCTCTACCTCTTTCGGTTTACACCCTCGAGGGATGTTTTCCCCCAAGGCTAGCTTGAGAGCTCCTGCTTTGCCAATGCCCAGGCCCGAGCGAAAACGTCATCCGCAGAGTCGTTCCGCGCCGGCTCGTAAATCCTTGAACGTCGACCGCCTCCAGTTGATCGCCGTGCCACATTGGCCTTCGGCGAAGGCGGCTTCCTCGCAGGCTTCCCTCCCCCCTGCTTTCTCCCACCAAACTCCAACGTGAACAGATCCAAAGGTGTGATTCCCCTCTTAGGATCCGTCAACGTACTCAATCTACGAGCCAGTCGCTCTTGCACCTGCGGATTCAAAACCACCTGTCCAGTCTCATCAACGGAGCCGAAGGCGTCCCCGTACAACTCCACTCCACGCCGGAGATCCGCCTCCGCACTCTCATCGGCGGCTCTAGATACCTCGACCTTCTGCCGCTCTTCACGCCTCTCGAACCCCAACCGCTTCGCAATAGCAGCAAAACGATCGAGATGCTCCTGCGTGACTCCATCCGGGAGCTCCTCTTCAGGCGCATCCTGCTCAGACTCCCCCTGAGCGCCCCTCATACCCTGAAGCTCCATGACGAGGTCCAACATCTGACCTTTCAGCTGGTTAAACTCGTTCTGGTTCCGGCCCATCTGTTGCTGCATAGAGCGAACAGCCTTAGCACCAGCAGGCCACTCTGTGTCAAGACGACGCAGCACATCCGTCGTGCCTACGCCAGGACCTTCCTCCTCCACCTCAGGCTCCCCTCCCTCGGCCTCGTCTCCCTCCAGAAGCCCCTCCAATTCCCCCAGAACATCCTCCGTATCATCGACGGAGCCAAACTGCTCCGCCTGTTCGTCCAGGAAGGACGCGAACGAAGGATCATCCTGCTCAACTACGCCAGTTCCCGCCACTTCACTCATCTCTCACCCTCCGCATTGCTGTAGAAGACACGGCTACTCAGAGTTCCCCTCTCCCTGATGCCATCTTACACCCTCCAAAGAGCCCAGATCACCGAAACGCTCTCTAGACACCGTCTTTCCGCTCTTATCCACAGTTTCGATAGGTATATTCGCCTGAATATCCTCCAACTGCGCTCTCGTATGCCTCGGCTTAATGCCTCTCGGAGCACTCTTCCCAATATGAGACGGCGCTTTCGCATCGAAGTTCCTTGCTCCATGTACCGGATCACCCACCTCCTGCACCCCTCGGTCCTCCATCCACGCACGCCGCTCACGCGCGGAATAAAAGTCGCGTCCAGCACCCTCGTCGTAGTGCGGCGTGAACGTCACGGCACGGAAACGCTCTGGAACGCGCGCTGCGCGTCCGCCACAGAGGCAGGCTAGCTCCCCGCCCCTATCCACCACTCTCCGCACGACATCTTCCCGCCTTCCACAGGAACCACACTCGAATGTATAGACCGGCATATCTATGCCCCCACAGCCTTCCGAGTTCGATCAGACACACGCATGGGCAACTTTCCTCCTGTATCCTCCGCTAGCATCCGCATGACCTCCCTCATGCTGATCCCATACTTCTCCCGCAGCTCTGGATCAACCTTCATCGCGTGAAACAGAGCCCGTTGCTTTGCGCTCTTGAAGGGCATCTCTACTTCTCCTCGACACAGGCACGGCTCTTCGGCGACGCCGACCACGCCGATCGACGGCTGACATCTCTGTGCTACTCTGCAAAGCGCCCCAGAATGTCACAGGGCCGGCGCCACCGAAGGAGTCCATTACTCAGTACGGGCTGTAAGTACCCTGCTTCGTCGTCCTCTTTGACCGAAGCTGCTGCACTCCAGGCTGTACTCCGGGTGTTCCTTGCACAGCCCTCAACGTCGCCTGCGGCACCGGAATCCCTTGAGAGGGAGGCGTCGGCCTAGCCTGAGGCCCGGTCGGAGGCGCCTGCGCCTGCGCCTGCGCCTGCGCCTGCGCCTGCGGCACCGGCTGCGTCTTCAGCATCTTTCCTTCTCGGGCTAGTTGCCCTGTAGGAGTAGCCGCAAATCCCGGCCCCGCCTTTTTCGTCCCAGACGCCCCGGAAGGATTCTTGACCTTTGTGTAGTACTTGCCCATCTCTCTCTCCTTTCCTCGAGCTCCCTAAAGCCCGAGCTCTCTAAAGCCCGAGCTCACGTTCGGGCAGCCTCACCTTGTTGCCTACCCTCATCCGGCGTCTCTCTATTAAAGCTATCACGCTGCAGAGGACCAATCCCCCGATCAACCATCCTCCCATCCCGGACAGCCATCTGTGCGGCCTGCGCTCCAGGATCCATGAACTCCGCTCCACTTCCTTGACCCTCCATGATCGACGGGGCGCCCTGCGGTGCTCCACCCTGCTGCATCGCTTTCGCCGCCTGATCCAACATCGGGAGGATCTCCTCCACAACCTTCTCATTGAATCCTCGCACGAGCAACCTTCGCGCGAGCTCCGGAAGATTCGGAGGCATACCGAATGTCTCAATCATTACTGGTGTCAGACCCGCGAACAGATTCAGCAGATCCATCCACTGACTCCGTTCAACAGCGAGAGCGGTGCTGTGCGATGTGACATCCATCGTGAAATTGTACTCACCTCGAGCCAGATCAGACGTGAGCTCGACAAACTGCAACGCGCTCTTGTCAATCAAGTACAGACGCTCCGGCCTATACTGGCAGAGGATCTGCCACATCTTCCTCTGCTTCCGAATCTGAAACTCGGATAGCAACTGGCTACGTCGATTCTCCCTCGATGTGTTCCTCTTCTCCATAATGCTAGCTTCTGTTGCCGTATTCGTATTTGGCATCTGCATAGGCTGCGGCGTTCCCACACTTCGATCAAACATATTCTGAATCACGGACAGAAGCTCACCCTTCTCTGGAGGTACTTGATGAAAGGGAAGAGGAACTATACTTCTCCCTTGAGCCTCGGATAGCCCCGGCACCTCCACTGCACTCACATCCGGTGCGTCCATAACGTCCTGAAGAATCTTCGTCGTGATCCCCGTGTTCGGATCGACGAGCCACACGTTCTTCTGCTTTCTGACGATGCTCAAATAGCTGTCCAGAATCTCGTTCGCAAGCGCCTGCGTCGTATCCCCTCCACCCATAAGCAGAGGCGGCTTGTGAAACCATCGCCGAAAGCCGTTATGGAATGAGAGGGCTTCGCCAGGATAGTCGTCTATTCTGTCGTAGGGCCATTCCTCCTCGTATTGCAGAGGCAAGGGGCTGCCTTCCGCAACAGTTAGAAAGAGGTCTCGAAACTTCCCATGCCCCACAGGAAACCGCCTCGCCCATATCTCCCATCCTCGCACCATGTCTAGACCATCGGACCAATCCATCTCAGGATCCGTTGGCGGCGCGTCCTTCCATCGAGAAGGCACGAGCTCCGCCGTGTTCTCGTAGTTCGGATTCGCCTGAACCTCCTCCACCGGGAGCTCCCACCCAAAGGCAATCCACCGCGCGTCCTGCACACCCTCCATACTAATGCTGTCCGTCAGGAACATATCCGAAGGCCAACGCACAGCGAAGGGGAACTCGTACTGCACATTCGCGTTAGCACTCGGCGCGGGGCGGTCCAGGAAGAGCTTATGCACATGGATGTGATCCTCAAGAGCAACACGACCCAGCTCCGTCACATCCTGCACAACTCCGAAGAGGGGCTCTCCGCTGAGGGCGGCCTTGTGTAACTCCATATGCCCCTTATGGTCGTTCTCCTCCAACACCCGCATGGGCTGACCGGCGGAGAGAAAGAGGTTCTCCTCCTCCGCATCGTCTAGCACCATGTCAATCCCAGGCTGAAACAGCTCCTGCATCCTGGAATCGAAGTCCAGCGTGTAACCAATCTTCGCCACGCCGTAGGGCATCGTCAGCGCGTCCAATGCAACGCGCTCATCCACACGAAGCTGATTCGTCTCCCTGTAGATGTAGTTATTGATCTTCGCAGTGACGCCAGCACGAGTGAGAGATCCTGGGTCTGCCGGGTCGACCCGCTGCGCGCTCTCTCTATTCTCCGGAAAGCATTGGAACACAGGGGCACGATCTAGCATATTGGCAAGAGTCTGATCTATCCAACCGTACACGATACCCACCTTGGTCCGCCGCACAACCTCCTCACCGCCGTCCCCGACGGCCTGCTCCCGCTCCGTTGCCGCCTCTCCGTAGTACTGCTGAAGAAGTACCTGGCAAGCATCAAAAACAGGCTTCACACCTTTCCGTGCATAGGAGATCTGATTCTCCCAGTACTTTGCGCGATCCGTTGGTGCCCTTGGATACGCCATCTTGTTCCGCCATCCCCTCAGGAGAAAATATCCCGCAAGACGCTTATCCAGCCCGCTCCAGCCACTCGCATCTAGGCGCCTCGAACAATGGAGCCTCGTGCGATACATGAAGCCCTAGCCGCCTTTTCCTACTCCGCTCCCTCATATCGTTGAAGGTGAAGCCGGAAGGATGAAGCTCCAGAATCTTCGACTCCTGCACCTGCTCTCCATGCGCCCCGATAAGGCTCTCTAGCTTCATCCCGATTAAAGAGAGAGTATCTACAATATCATCGTTTTTTCCAGAAGGAAATCGAGAGAGCTCCCACTCCATCTCTCCAACCCAAGGAGCATCCGCTGGCACGTGGAACCACCCCATCCTCATCGCTCCAGCAGCACTCCCAGCTTTCGCCACCTTATCCCCAGCCCTCTGCATAGACACAGATTCTAGTATCGTCCACACGCGCTCCTCATTCTTGCGCCGCGCTAGCAAAGGACCAATAGCCTTCGTGATAGCGAACTTCTCGTTGTACCATTTAAGCGGCTTGTGAAACCTCATCAGTTGGATGCAATGCTCCACTGCATCGCCAGAGTCTACCTGACCCCGGTACATCTCTAGAATCCACACATGGCGGCGGCTGTCCACCCCGAACACCATATGCACAGTGTAGTCACCGCCTCCCTTCGTCAGCGCATAGTCGCTAGCCCCATACAACACGAGTTTCTTCGGGAGCTCATCTGGTCCATACTTCCGAAGCCACCCAGGGTTGAACACATCCCCCTCATCTGCCACCGGCTTCTGCTGATGCAGAGCCATGAAGAGTTCCGGATTCCGTGAGCGGAGCTGCTCCAACTCCCCCATCGTGCGTTGGTTCGGACCCTCCGGTAAGAGTATCTCTCCAAAGGCTCGCCCGAGAGGGTCGTTCTCCTCTGCGATGCTAGGAAGGCGGATAATCGTCCATCGTTCCTCCCCGCTATCATTCAGCTTCTCGATCCGCCCTCCGAGGTCGTCATCGTGCCACCGCTGCATGATGAGCACGACTGCTCCAGGCCCTCCTTTATAGGAACGAAGGCGGTTCAGCAAAGTACCGCTGTACCAGTCCCACCCTTTCTTCCGTTCTGTCGGAGAAGCCGCCTCTGCATACCCCTTCACAGGATCATCTATAACAGCGATGTTCGCGTGAAAGCCCACGAGACCGCCCCCGACGCCTTCCGCCTTGTACTCCCCCTTCCGTGTCGTGCCCCACTCGTCCATAGAGGAGGCGTCGGCTGCAACTTCCGTCTCCGGGAAGATGGCGGTAAAGCGAGGTTCCTTCACAAGATTCCGTACGACGCGACCGAAGCCTTTCGCCAAGTCGTAGGAATATGAGGCTTGGATGACCTCCAGGGAAGGGTCTCTGCCGAAACACCAAGAAGGGAAGAGTTCGGAAGCAAGGCGGGACTTGCCAGTAGCGGGAGGGAGGAAGATAGCCAGGCGCCGTATACGGCCCGCCTCCACATCCTCGAGCCGCTCCGCGATGTAGCGATGCACAGGATACGGACGGTAGTTCTCGTCTATGAACTGGGCGTACTCGATCAGATGCTGCTTCGCACGCTGGCGTAGAACGAGCTGTCGAGCGAGGTCGGCAGGGCTGATAGCGGCCTGTTGAATCTGACGGAGGAGTTGGGTCACTTCATCCCGCCTCTAAGCAGATGCACTCGAACGAGGCCAATCAACCACTTCTTATCTCTCCTTATGAACTCGGTTTGGACAAAAGCAGCTTAAATACGTCTCTAAGACCTCTTAAACGCTCGATAGAGGGAGACAATCCCTGCCTCACCGCTTCTCTATATCTCAGAGCCGCATCCCCACCCCGCTTCAACATGCCTATATACTCTGCTAACTCCTTCTCGATGAGGCGAAGCTCCTCAACTACAGCACTCCTCTCCGTCTTTTCCATGAGAGGCATCAAGCGAGCAACGATCAACTTTCGCCATTTCAGCGAGCCTATAGAGACATCATCGAGAGCATCAGCCGCGTTCAAGGCCTCGTGCATAGCGCGACCAAAGTCTGTGCCTATTATCGAAGCGGGAAGCGCCTCGGTATCTGCCTTAGCGCCCACCGCAGCAGTCCCTTGCGAGACGCCTCCTGCTGTCTTCCCCTTAGTCCAGGCCTGTCCCAACGTCTCCGACTCACGACTGCCGGCCTTTGCCAAAGTCGCTGCCTTTGGCAGGAGGCGCTCTCCAGTCCGCATTATTGGAGCGGCAATGGCTGTTAGACCGGTCTTGCCTAGTGGGATCATCGAAGGCGGAACCGCCTCCGCGGCCTCAAGCCCAATATCCGCCAGCGCACTCCCCACACGCTCTTGTCCCTCCGGAGCGAAGGCAAGGTCCGTAGCCATCTGAGCAACCTGCGACACGTCCTGCGCCATCCGCCCCGCCGCCTGTATCGGCTTGACAAGGCCCTCTTGCACACTCTGAGCCGCTGTATCCTCCAACCATCCCCACGCAGTGGCAAGATGCCGCTCGAAGGGTGTGAGAGTCTTCTTCTCTTCTAGCTTCTTCCGAACTATGACGTAGGTCGCGGAGGGGGAGGCACCGACGATGCTCTCCGATAAGAGAGGAGAACGGGAACGAGCGTAGAGTTGGGTCATGGTGCACTCACGGGATAATTTCCCCCAAGGCCGGCTGTCGGCTGCTCTGCAGGAGCCGCCTCCAAAGCTTGCCCAAGCAGCTCCTTCTCCTCCTCATCCAGCACGGCGAACTCCGCCTCCACGAGATCCGGCTGCGTCTGGGCAAGATGGTTTAACAGCCCGACGAGATGCTCCGAGGTCGCCGCGTCGAGAGAGTGCGTAACCTGTGCCTCCACCTCTCGACGCTCTGTATACCCTCGGTCCTTTCCGAGAGTGCGAAGCACAAACACGCTCGCACCGTAATCCCCCGCCTCCACCTGATTGAAGACATTCCCCTCTGCCGTGTCTACGACACGATACCGAGCCTCCTCATACACTTGAGCGAGGAGCGGATTCTGAGAGATGCGACCGCGGATAGCACACAGTCCAGGCAGCCCCGGCTCAGCCGCCACTCGACTGAGCACCCCGCGATGTCGGAGCACCGCCTCCGCAATAGAGTTGTCCAAGCGCTCTTGCTGACCGCGGACGGCCTGGCGGATAGCTATGTCGAGCTTCGCCCGCTCGTGGAGGACCGAAGAGCCGCACCCGACGAGGGCGGCTGCCTCCGCCACTGTTCCTGTAGCCCCCAACGCAGCAACAATAGCTTCTGTTGAGAAACGAGGAATGCGGCTGCGGAGAGATCCGTACATGCTACCACCTCGCCCTGCATAAGTAGCCCTCTGGCCCCGCCCCAGGCGACCCTTCCTCCACTCCACCCCACCCGGTCGCCCCCCTCCACTCCCTGCCCAGGATTCCCACCCCACC